CTGGTGCGCTTTCAGCATAGGCCATGTTGCCATAGTCCACACTCTTCAGATAGCAACCATACAATTCCCATGTTTCCAGCACAATCGGTGTGGCTGCGCCATTGCCGCCGTCAAGCACTTCGAAGCGTGTGGTAAACTTGTAGTCAATACCAGAAGCAGCCGAGGCCATTTCCAGAAAGTCCATCTGCTTCTGTATCTGTTCGCCTACCAACTTGCTGACAGCACCTGACGCATCATCACGCAGATTGCAGGTCACATCGGCCCATTTGCCCTTGCCTGCTAGATGCAATGTGCTGTTGTATATTTCAATCGGGATGTCATCGAACGTCATGGTAGGTCTTTTGAAGTCTATAACCTGCTTGGTCAATTCTGTTCGTGGTGTACTGACACCAAAGTTTTCAAATATTACTCGGAAGCGATATTTGAGTTTGGGCATGAGCAAGCCTTGGTTGCTCGCGCTTTGATCGCTTGCCAAGGGCACTGTCATTCGGGTTAATGATGCAACGGCCATATTTGTAATCTCCTATACAGTTATTTACCTCTGTTGAGGCCAAAAAAAATGGGGTGTTGCCACCCCATTTCTTAGTCTAACGATATATTAAACAGTGGTTGCTGTGGCCACAGAGCCTGCAGCAATTTCGCCTGTGTTCTTGAGACGCAGAGGAATGTAGATGAATTCCACAGATTTTACAGGTTCAATAGCAATATCAACCCAGAGCTCGTTGGCATCAATTCTAGCAGGTGTGTTGTTGGAATCATCACACACCACCAAGAAGTCATAGATACCACGCTTGGCCACCAGGTCAATACACAAGCTGTTGATGGCATTGGATATTTCGTTTCTGGTGATCTGATCATTGGGTTCAAACAAGAACTGCTTGCCAATTTCTTCCAATCTGCCACGCATGAATGCAACCAGTCGGGCCACATTGATACGATCCAGGGCACTGGCAGTACCATAAATGGTCTTGTTGCCAAAGTTGGTAATACCAACACCAGGAATAAACGTGATTGGATTGATACGGTTCAAGTACTCAATATCACGCAGGCCTTGATTGTTGCCAATGGTCACAAACTCTCCAGTTTGACTGTTGATGTAACCAATTGTGGCTGCATTATCAATCACGCCGCGACGTGTGCCAGCAGGTGCCAACCATGGATAGCTCACTTCGTCGCTGCGAATTATTGTGCGTACCATCATGTGACTAGGTGCTGTTACAACTGTGCTTCCGCCTAGATCTGTGGTCTGGCAGCTGGGATAGAACACAGCAGCATACGGTGTGCTGGTGGTCAGGCCGTCGCCGGCAAATGTTCCAAGTCCGCTGTTGTTTGTGGCCCAGGCCACCAGTTCGGTGCCGCTGGCATCCAGGCGCATGGGAGTGTCACCAACCACAAAACAGGTGTTGTTGCGTTCGTTGCTGAGAGCAGACATATTGATAATCAATTCAGGGTATGCAGTACATGCCAAGAGATTGAACACAGCTTGTTCTTCACGAATTGTGATGCTGGTGTCAATGCCCGACTTGAGTGCTGCCACAACCAATGCACGTTGTGCCAGACGACCCATGTTGGGTGCGCCGTCTGCTCTGTTGCCAGATGCTGTGACCCAAGAATTGGTAACCAGCAGATCCCAGTAAGATGTTTGTGTAGCAGGATTCTGATTGGTGCCAGCTTGAATAGCCACATACAAAACTGCATTATACAATACCGCAGTGCCTGCTGCATAGGTAGTACTATTACTCCAGGTCGGATAGCTGAAATCAGCAGCGTTGAAATAATCAACCTGGAAGCTCTTGACATTGAATCCCGAACGACGTGTGTTGAACAACAACATGCCTGTGGGATACAGTGCAGAATCAGGTGCATCGACGTCTAGATAATTGCTGGTCAACAGGCTGACAATTGTGGGCAAGGTGCCTGTGATTGGATCCACAGTACCTGTGGTGCTCCAACGAGCATCTGCAAATAATACACCATTTTCAGTGGTTTGGTCAGTGTTGTCGATCAGAACCCATTGATCCACACCTTCAACATTTTGCCAACGTTTGATCACAGGGTAAATTTCAAGATTGCTAGTGTCGATCCAGAGATCACCATACACCAGCGCAGTGGCATCACTTTGTGTGGTAGGTGCTGTGGCAGAGATTTGTGGTCCAGCTGGATCAGTTAGAGAAAGATTGTCACCGCGGACATCATTGGTTTCGTTTCGATATCCAACCCATCCTGTTCCACTCTGAATCATGATATCAACTTGGCTAGTGGTAGAATAATACCAGTAACGGCCATCAGCTGGGTCTTGATCTGGAGCAACTGCGCTGGCAGTGTAATCCAGTGCTTCCCATGCACTAAGCAACAGAGTAACTTCGTCGTCTACAATAGCACTGCGGCAACCAGTAGTAGCCGTGGTAAAACCAGCGTTGCTCAAAGCAGTACCAGCACCCACATTGTCCAGCACAATTACACCACCAATACTTTGTGTGAACACAATGGCACCGGTTGAGTCTACTGCTGCACTAACCCCAGGAACGCCAGCAGAACTTACCGCAGTAATAAATGCCGCAGCAGTAGTTCCACTAATTGTAGCTGTCACAGCAGTAGTCAAACTGGTTGAGTTTGCCACAGATGTTTGAATAGTAAATTGGTTACCATTTGTAAATGTAGGTGTGGATGTGCTACCTGTTATTACGGTGGCTCCTTGAGTCACACGCTCAAATACCTGCAGAGTATAAGTGTTGTTGTAGGGATATGCCACAACTCCGCTGTCTTCTGGGTCAACATTATATTGTGTATATGTTGTTCCAACAGGAATATTTTTGCCGCCACCTGTGGGATCTATTGTTGCATTGGCACTCCAGTCATTGGCATATACTGTGGCAGATTGTTGTACAAATGCACCTAGTGCAGTACTGTATTTTTTCACCACCATTGAGGTTCCAAGATTGCTGCTGGTAATTTTATTCCAGACGCTGCCTGTGGGTCTAGGTTGATCGTCTGTGGTTCTCCAACGTGGCACAGTGTAGTTGGCACTTTGCTGCAGAGTAGGAGCATAATTGGCTGCGTTGGCAGTAATTCCCAGAGTGGTTAGCAAACCTGCTGTTGAACCAACTGAACTGACCACAATAATACCGTCGTCGGCTGTGGAATTGTCAGCTGTGGCGCTGGCATTGGCAAATAAACACAGTTTGTTGTCAATGACTGCTGAGTAAACACCAAGGATGTTGGCAGTATTGATAGCTGCACTAAGACCAGCAACATCATTGTTGGGAGAAACAGGAACAGCAACATTTGACCCATTGATCACAATAGTATCGCTAGCAGTTAAATCAGCTGTTACAGCATTGGCACCTGTCAGGGTTGGCCAGCTCAGTTTCCAATCATTGGATCCAACCAGAACCCAGGTATTGTACAAGTCTGACAATTCGGTAGCAGTAGTTTGAGTTGTAGTTGCTGCCCCATTTTTGTAGTATATAGGATTGGCAACGTTGGTTGCAACCACAGCGTAATTGCCAATGCTGCCGTAATCTTGCGAAGGAATTCCGCTGGTGAGATCTGCGGTGCTGGTAATAACCAAGGGCACTTGATTGCTAAATGCACCAGTGGTCAGGTTCCATTCAAATGTGCCCCAGATGGTGTTGGCAGTGTCTAACCAGAATGTGCCATCATTGGGTTCGCCTGTGGGACGAACCAGGCTGGCTGTGAGCTCAGAAAGATCAATGTCCACACGTTGAACATACGCACGATTGGTGATACCCAAGGCAGAGTAAGCAGCCAACAAACCATATTCGTTGAGCTCGTAACCATTGATTGGTGTGCCTGCTGTGGTTTTGTAGAAAAACGGATTGCCAAATGTAGCTGATAGATCACGTTGGCTAGTGACCAAATAAACTTTATTTGCGTTGGCAGCTAATGTGCCAGCTGCAACACCCACGCCAGAACCTGAAACTTTGTTTTGCGCTGTGGCGATCAACATGTAAGGTACTGAGTTTGTGGCTGCAGGAATGTAATTTGTTTCGTCAATTACAGTGACTTGAACTCCGGGTGATACTAGTGCCATTTTGGCTCCTTTAAAAACTTATGTAGATATTTATCGGATGATGACAAAACCAGTGGTGTTGCGTTGCCCTTTGCAAAGGTTTGCATGGTAAATACCAGTATGAGACCTGTGTGTGCTGCTTGTAACCAACGCTTGGTGGCGGTGAACTACACTCGCGACGATGTTGTACACTATCGAACCAAATGTGACCATTGTATTAGAAGAAATAAAAAAATAAAACCACCCGAGGCCCTGTGGAAGAAGGCGGGCTACAAGAAAAAAGCCACATGCGATAGATGTGGCTTTAGATCACGATACGCTGGTCAGTTGCTGGTGTGTCACATGGACGGAAACATGCGCAATGTGTCTTTGAACAATTTACGCACAGTTTGTTTGAACTGCATGGAGGAAGTAAAGCGGCTGGATATACCTTGGGTTCCCAATCAGCTTCAGGCTGATCGTTGAGTTACCAGCTGCTGCACCTGCTCATACAGGTGATCTAGTGTGGAATTGTTGTCCAGCACAGCATCAAACTTGGTGCCTGCCCAGGCGTATTCGCTGGCATGAATTTTACTACGTTCCAACTTGCCTTTGCTGATACTCCAGCTAGAGTTGCCGTCGGGTCCGTGATTTACACTGACTGCTGCATCATACCAGGCAGGTTCAGGTCCACGGGTCACACGCACCACAATGCCTCCTGCTGCCTTGATTGATTTAATTTCGTTGGGAAATCTGCAGTCACTGATCACAATATCGTCTGTTGAATTACGCAGTTTGTTTTCCAAGCTGGCAATCCAGATATCGTCGTGAAAGCCTTGTCTACAAACTTCTGTACCCCAGTATTGCAGCACCCAACGTGGAGTTAGTTTGGGCAGTTTTAAACGTTCTGCCCACCAAGGATCCACTTGATCCCGCCATTCGCGGGCTTGTTTTGTGCGTCCTTCCAGCAGTTCTCTGTTCCAACCAAACACATGGCTCACAGCGTCCTTGAGTGTGTTGGCAAAACTTTCTCTACGGAATTGATGTATGTTAACAAGATAATCTGCAATGGTATCTTTACCGCTACCTATGAATCCCACAACTCCGATGATCATTTTAGTTCCTTTACGTCAAGATGTTTTAGTGTGGTTTGTAGCATGCCAATTTGGCGGCGACAATCCTCCAGTGCATGATGACTGGTAGCCGGACGGGGCAGCTCGGGCCACAAACTATATATGGTGCGACTGTCACGAACCACGTAGAACTGCCACGGGATAGGCTTGTTGTAGCTCTTGTAGGCATGCTCAATGATGTTCATGTCATATGTGGGACCGTTGGCCCAGATCAATCGGCTTTGCCAGATAAACTTGGCCAATTCGTCCAAGGCCTGGTCTAAGGGAATACGGTCTTGTTCGTTGAATGCTTCGTCCCGTGCTGCTGCTGGTTGGGTGGCCCACCAGTCTATGGTTCCTTGCTGGATG